AGACAAGACAGGAATGAAGCGTTACGAAACGCCCTTGTTTAAGCTGTCTACACGCAAGTCTCAGGCTGTGGAAATAGTGGATGAAACGGAAGTGCCTGATGCGTTCTGGGTGGTGAAGAAGGAAGTGAGCAAGAGTGCCATTAGTGCTGCCTTGAAAGAGGGAGGGGAAGTGCCTGGGGCGTTCCTGAAAGAGAATGTATCATTACAGATTAAATAAGAAGATTATGTTCAACATATTTAAGAAGAAAAGAAAAAAACAAGAGCCACCATTTTGGCCTCCTTTGTTCCCAGAGGGGTATGAATACAACGAGAATGGGCTTATGACTCATCTTGCTGATAAAGAATCCTACATTGAAACGCCGGATGGCTATACATGGGAGCCGCCATCAAGGCTGCAAAAAATAAAGATGTGGGCGAGGAGAATGTTAGCCTTCAAATAAAATGAGCCTTGCTAATAAATACAAGGTGAGGTCTATTGACAGCTTTCAATGCAAGGAATGGCTTCTTTACAAGCATTACGCCAAAAGAATACCAAGCATTGAATACTCATTCGGGTTATTCATAGGCAGCGAAATGGTGGGCATCTGTACATTTGGATGCCCTCCAAGGGTGATGAATGATGGGGAAAGTATATTCCATTCCTATCGTGTTAAAACCTTTGAGTTGAATAGGCTTTGTGTTAATGATGGGCTGGAAAAGAACTCTCTTTCATTTTTTATTTCGGCAGCCCTAAAGGCACTGCCCAAGCCTTGTTGTGTGGTTTCGTATGCAGATTACACATTTGGGCATAATGGCTACATATATCAGGCAACCAATTGGGTGTACACGGGGCTCAACCAAATACACGAGCGACAAGTTTTTTACAAGGGAACAGAAGTGCACCCAAGGACGGCCTGTTCAATGGGATTTACATCTATGTCTGAGTGGGCAGAAAAAGACCCTGATGTTACTCTTGGTGAATACACTAAAAAGCACAGGTATTTTAAGTTCTTGGGCAACAGAAAGGAAGTTAGTGCAATGCTAAAAGACCTTGTGTATTCTTTACACGCATATCCAAAAGGCGACAATAAAAGGTATGACTCCTCTTATAAGCCAACAGTTCAATTAGTTTTATTTTAGCGACATGAATATGTTAGAAGAAATCCTTGAGAATCATCCTGACGAAACATTCCTGAAGGCTGATGGGTTTGATGAGGCCATTATTGGCTTAGATGAAACATCTGGCAGACTCATTTACAGCGTCACAAAGTGTATTGAGTGCCTGATGGAACAAGGGATGACAGACGAGGAAGCTTCCGAGTACTTCTACTATAATGTTTCAGGGGCGTACATGGGAGAACAAACGCCAATATTTTGCACAGAATATTAGCGGTGAGTATACCCCTATTTATTTACCGAATGAACAATTGACCTCGCGTGTTCCAATGAATGACAATTTGGACATAAAACAATAAGGTTTTCCATTCTATTGTCATGTCTATTTTTGTTCTTGTGATGGACTCCCAATATCTCTGGATGCTCTGAATAGCCACACTTTTGACAAGAAACAATCAAACCCCTTGTTTTCAAGGCTTTTCTAACACCACCATTAGTTTTAAATGTTTCGACTCTATGACCGATTCCTCTACATTTGGTGCTGCAAAAAATTCTTTTACGAGATGGGGATGTTCGTATCTCAATTCCACAATTCCCGCAATTTGTAGTTATGGTTCCGTTGCGATTATTGTATGCTTTACCCTTACAAGGATTGGAGCAATATTTTGCAGTAGTTCCTCTATTAGCAATAACTTCAAATTCTTTATTGCAATACAGGCAATTTCTTTTTTCCTTTGTAATCTCTGCCTTCCATTTACAAGATAATGAACAAAACTTCGCAGTTTCAAATCTGTTCTTTGGAATGTAAAATGGCTTCTCGCAGAATCCACAATTTATTGTTTTACCATTTAAATTTTTATTAGCCATGCCATTAAAAAAGGGTTCAAGTCAAAAAACAATTAGCGCAAATATAAGCAAAATGCGTGAAGAAAAAATTCCTCAGAAGCAGGCCGTGGCCATTGCCATGTCGAAAGCCGGAAAGTCTAAGCCTGCCATGAAGCCCGCTCCTATGGCTAAACCCATGAAGAAGAAATGAAGAAGCCAGCAGGACTATACGCAAATCTCAACGCCAAGAAGGCTCGCATTGCCGCAGGCAGCGGAGAGAAAATGAGGAAACCGGGAGACCCCGGTGCGCCCACAGCAAAAGCATTCAAGCAAGCTGCTAAGACAGCCAAGAAAAAATAAGTTTAGTTTTTTTATTTCGTTTATGTTACGGAAACGAGCGGGGAAATTTCTCCGCTTTTTTCTTTTCTCCCCCTTGCAGAATGTGAAATAATTCCTATACATTTGCCACATGAAAACAAAACAATATGAAGAACGATTTTAGCAAATTCACCTGCTTTGTCAGGGGTGTCATTGAATCGGGCGTTGTTATACAACACTCCGGCAAGGTGCTTCGTAACGAAGCCAAGATGCACTTCAATCGCCTGATGCACCACGCTCAGGAGTTTGAGAAGTTCCTCCACCAGGGGTTGGGCTCTGATATAGCACAGGCAGAGGACGACATCAATTCCGCTATTGTGGACATGGTGTGGAAGCTCTACGACCTTGACAACGAGGAACGGGACAGATTCATTGAACACATAAACGCATTCGAAGACAATGGCAGCAATAACGAGTAAAGAAGGCCACCGCTTTGAAGCGGACGAAAAGGACGGCTTCCTCTACATCACGCTCCACCTGAAGGGCAAGAAGGCAGGACGCAACATAGGCCGTGTACGCCTTGCTGACAGGGTGCTGGAAGTGAGCCGCAAGAGGGACAAACATCTCATGCTGAAGGCCAACGCCTACGGCTTTAACGAATATGTCCTGCGTGAGGCCAAGAGGTTTGACAAAATAGAACTTACGGACGAATACGGAACTTATTTGTTCTCCCGGCAGCTTGCGTTAGACATGGGCAAATACCTCCACTTCAAAGAGGAGGGCTTTGAGAAACAAATATTCCTTTCCTTAAACATCATCACCAACCATAAAATACAAGACGCGATATGAAAGCTGTATTGGAATTTAATTTGAACGAAAGAGACGAGCAAGTGGCTCACATCCGTTGTGTACGCAATTGGGAACTCGCATGGGCTTTACATTCCGTTATGGAAGAAATCAAGAAAGCCGCCAACGAACACGATAGTATTAATCCTGAGACACTCCTGAACGCCTGCAATGAAATCATTCAGGACAATCACCTCTCCCTTGACGAAATGGTGTATTGACATGAGATGGAGAACAATAAGGGAAATGCCCACGCTTGAGAAAGCGTTTGAGTTGCTGAGAAACTCAGAGGCCCACATGGGAATGGGAGACATCAGGCTGACAATGGAGAACCAGAAAGCCCTGTGCGAAGTGGTGAAGAAACAGTTCTTCAATCAGAGCGTCAGGTGCGAGCAGCTTTTAGCTTTCTGTCTGTGGCTACAGAAGGAGAAAGGAGGGAGAATAGAGGGAGGAAAAGAGGAGGAAATTATTGCGGAATGGGTTGTACATTTGCCCTCGTAAAAAGTGTATGTTATCGGTTTAATAGATTGAACATGAAATGAAACAGGGGAGGCAAATGCTTCCCTTTTTTCTTTTCATTTCGTCCACCTGAAAATACCATTCACATTCCCGTACTCCCTCATCAGGCACTTAGCCCCTGAGCCTACGCTCTCCCTGTCGCCTCGGAAGTTTACATTGCCCTCAAAGCTCTGAAAGAATGGCTCTTCAGGAAACACTTTGTACACCATGCCCACATGGCCTATGCGTTTCAGGGCCTTGTTATACACCGTAAACACATCCGTTGCTCTCACTTGCTGACGGGCCTTTACAGCTCGTTCCTTCTTAGCCCACGACATTGCCATGCCATTCGTTCCCTTGTGAGGGATGCCGCACTGCCTCCATAAATATATCATCATGTAGCTGCACCACGCCTGCCCCGGCTTTCCTCCCGCCTCTGTAATTATTCTGTCCACAACAGGGCCTCTGTTGTTTCCTCCCTGCTCACGAATGCCTATGTATTTCTTGGCCGTAGCCAGAAGGCATTCTATTTCATTGAGCACAGGGCTGCAATTAGCAAATGCAAGCCATAGGAAAACAAAGCAAGCCATAGCGTTTGGAAATGATTGTCCTTAATGATGTTGTCCCTTGTCTTTCCGTTTGCCCTGTCCCCGAACACAGCCTTGAACAGGGAAGGCGTATTGATGCGGAAGCCGAGCGTTCCTATTACGACAACGATGTAGTAACGGGAAGGAACGGAAAGCATATCAATGTACCTCCCAATGGGATAGAGGGCTGCCGCCTCATCATGCAGCCACAGGCTCACTTGATTGTAAATAATCAGGAATCCAAAATAGTAAACGGGAGCCAATATCACTTCGTGCCATTGCACCCACAGGTCTTTTAGTTTGTTCATTTTCCTTGTCCTTTATATTGTTTTGGCTTGCTGTCCTTTGGGCCATGTGATTTCTGATGCTTGCCCTCCCGGCGTTTGCCGAATGTTGTCTTAGCTGCCGGAGCGTTTGATGTCTTCTTCATTTCTTATGCTTCACTTCTTTCAGGCCCTTTACATAATGGTCCACAGCAGCGTGATTCCCGCTCTTAATATGTTCCTTCACCCACGAGGCCATGTTCTTCGGGATGATGGCTGTGTAGCCTTTGCTTGTCTGTATAAGGAGTTCTCCTCCCTCCGCTTCTATGTGCTTAGGCATTGATTCCGTAGTTTTTTAAATAATTGTAGGCATCAGAGGCGTACACGGGCTGCTGCTGGAATTGTATTGGCCCTCCTGTCATGGGATAGTTTTCTGCCCCATCCATTTCCGTTGCTCCCGTTCCTCTGCGGGGAGAGGCTGTGCCTCTGATTTCCTGCCCAAGCTGCCTATAGCCCTCCATCATATTCGGGGAAAGGAAAGGCGTGGCCTGACGAATCACCTCCTGTGTAGGGCCGAGGTTGAGAGGCTGCCGTTCCTGTCCTATGCTGCTCACAGCAGAACGAGCCCCTTGTATCATGGGGTTGAACTTCGTAAGCTTTCCGGCCTTGGAGGCAAAGCCTGCCATCTTACTTCCCGCAGCATATCCTGCGTTCCCTGTTGCCATCCCGGCTATGCTTCCAGCAAGAGGGAGGTATGTGCCTATAGCCTGAGCTGCCTTGCTGTCGGGAGAACCCTGGCCTACGCCTGCTCCTATTCCTTTCGCTCCCTGCTGAATGGCAGAGCCTGTTGTGGCTCCTCCCGAAAGTATTCCTCCTGTTATAGCCCCTGCTGCCGTGCCGTATCCACGAATGGAGTTCTGCTCCCTGATTTCATCAGCAGAGCTTCCTCCTGCCTTTTGCAGGGCCTCGTAGCCGAGGTCTGTCAATTGGTCTGTCGCTCCAAATGTGAGCGTGTCAAGAAGGCCCTCTCCTGCCCCGTAGGCAGCAGCTCCTATGTTCTTCCACATCCTGCCGTTCTTGGCTATTTCGTCAGGCTTCTCGTAAGGAGAATGAATGCGCTTAACATAGCCCCCTGACACTTCAAGGTCTATGCCTCCCTCATTATGGGAATTGCCATTGAACTCCTCAATGATGCTCCATTTCCCGCCCTCCATTGGCTTGGAAATTCCTTTGACGGGCGTTATGTGGAAGGCATTGTGCATAATGCAAATATAGCAAATTCCTATTCAACGAGAACGCTCTTCAATTCTGTTATGCTTCCGTCGGGAGAGGCCATGAAGGCATTCGTAACAATGGGGCGTTTCTTCCATATCTTCCACCACTGCTCACGCTTTCCCTTGCTTACAGCAATGCGTATTGTGTCTCGCAGAACAATAGCTCCCTCTATGCTGTCTCCGTTTGTGTAGAGCGTTCCATAGGGCGTGTAATACACGATTTCCTTGTTGTTGTATATTATTGTGTCCCTTCCGAGAGCGGCCACAGGAATTGTGTATGTAACGCCTGTTTGTGTGTAACTCTTCAGGCCCTTTATGCGAATGTCAAACTGTTCCTTTATGGAACGCATTTCCTTTTTCAGCAAATCATTTGCGGCCTCCTGAGAAAGGACAATTGTAGCTGTCTGTGCCCTCATTTGTCGGGCAGCATTGCGTGTTGTGTCCACGCTTGCGGAGAGGGCAACAGAAAGGCCAGAGATGTCGTTCCCCAGCCTTTCGTTTTGTCTTCTTATTCTGCTGTTGTCGTACAGGAGTGCGGCAAAGAGAACAAGGAAGATGCCCTTAAAAAGTGTGTCAAACGGAACCATTCTTTTCGCTGTCATTGTCATCATCGTCCTTGGGCTTGTTCCATCCCCTTATGATGTCAATGATGCGAAAGATTCCATATATTGTCATTACGACATTCAGGAAAAACTTTGCCGATGGGTCCCATCCGGCGGCCACTCCGCTCATCCATTTGTGAAGCGGCTCGTAGAAGGCCATGTAGGCAATGAGAGGCGAATCCTTTGCTATCTCAATGATGTTGGCCTTAATTTCAAGAATCTCCTGAAGTTTCATTGTATTGTTAGAAATCTGTTGCGTATGTGTAGAACGGAGCAAGCACCTCAGCCATTGCCTCCCACGGGTTCTGCTTTAGAAAGTCAGCAGGCAGAGCCATTCCGAGTTCGTAATAGTTGAGCGGCTTGAAATCGGGAGCGAGCTGCACTTCTTTGTTCAGCAGTTCCTTGTAGGCTTTGCGGAAGGCTTTCTCCCCCTCTGCTGTCCATTGATAGTTTCCCTTGTCGTCCCTGACAATTTTGTTTCCCTCCTTAAAGCAATGGTCAAGCCGAAGGTCTTCCACCGTCTCATCGAACTCTTCGTACTTGTCATTAAACTTCTTCACAACCTTTTTCAGTTGTACGAGGGGGATGATGTTTTCCGCACCATCAATACTTTTTTGGAGTTGCTCGTTAAATGAACGGAGCAGCAACAGTGTTTTGAAATTTGTCATATAATTTGTTTTTATATATTATATGCGCAAATATACAAAAGGTTTTATTTCCTTGTGAATTTCACAGCCTTAGAGGCTACAGATTTTTTGCCCACGCAGCCCCAGGCTTTCCGTGAGAGGGCATTTGCACAGGGCGGATTCTTGCATGGCTTAATCCCTGAGCTACGAGCACAATAATTATCGCCCTTGGGCGTGCCGGGAGAGATGGAATATCCCTTCGCTCCAAAGCTCCGAGTCTTGCCGTTAATGGTGGCCGTGTATTTCTTGTCTCCTTTCATGGCTTGTTAGTTAAATAGTCCGGCAGCATCTGCCTGCTGTATCTTCCCCACCACAAGGTCTTCAATTATTACAGGCGTGGGCAGAAGGCTCATGTAATATTCAAACTCTGTCATCACCGCATCAGGGCTGTCACAGGGGACAATGTTGCCTCTGCTGTCCACGCAGGTGCTGTTGTCGGCAATCAGATAGACATTCTTTGCGGGAATGATTTCCATAGGGACATCGTTTTGGTCAAAGTAATTCACCTGAACGATGAGGTTGATGTTGCTCCCCACAGATGGCAAGGCATTAATTTGAAGAGCAACCATTGTTGCTGTTCTCTTGAAGCCGTACACGGGTTCGTTGCTGATGGGGACGATGATGTTGTAGTTGCTCATTAGTTATTAATTAATCCGTGAGTTCTAAGGTCGGTAATTACTGCTTTTAATGCTTCTATTGTGGCCGTTAATTCAGCCTGAACATAGCTGCCAGAGGCCGTTGTTGTAAACGCTGCTCTGCTGATTGTACCAGTTGGTGCGCCCCATCCAGGTATTCTTGACCGCACCACTTGCGTGCCGTTAATTTGAAGAACACCCGATGCGTTACTAAAGTTAATAGTCGGATTTCTCAAGGTCATTGTTCCCGTTGTTGCCCCAATTGTTAAAGCAGTCGCTGCTCCTGCAAAGTTTACAGTGGTGGCTACGGTGTTGAAAACATTTGCCGTTGTGGCTGTGGCAGCAATCAGAGCAACGGTGGTGGCATCTGTAAGTGTCAAACCATTATTGTTAATTGTAAGCCTTGGCGTAGTGGAGTCATTGGTATAAAATCTAAATCCGTTGGTATAATTATGTGCAGCAAACCATACCTCTGAGGATGTATTAACTCCAATTGCAGCATCTAACCCGGAAGTTCCAAATGCACTTTGGAATAACAACTTTGTCCCTGCGCTGCGTATTGTTGTGGGGCTTGTGCATCCTCCTGTTGCTGTTGCTGCCGTGCTAAACTCAATATACCCACAGGCATTTGTTGCGCCTCCTCCAATAAATAGAAGAGAATTATTATTTGTATTAATATTGTTTGATGCAAGCCTAAGTCCTCTCAAAGCCCCTCCACTGCCATATTCAAACTGCCCATTCACCTCTATATTGGTGCTCGCTCCTACATAAAAAGAAATAGTGTTGGAAGAAAGCCACATTGCACTGGCCGATGAAACCCCCAATGCTGCATCATAATTGCCCGTACTGCTATTTGGATACAAAACAATTTTAGTTCCGGCGCTTCTATTTGCTGGAGTTAGAACACTAACAGGTGCGGCAGTCCCCGTTGTCCCAAAATTTACCCAGTTCATTGTGCCTCCCGAAAAAGCCAATTGAGCTGTTGCTGCTGCTCCTGTGCCCGTGATGCTTATGGCAGAACCAGATGAAGCGGCACGACTAAATGTTATTGTTCCTCCTGTTCCATCAAATGTTTTTGCTCCTGTAAAAATCTGAGTGTTTTCAAGAAGGGCAACGGTTCCTGTTAAAACAGGGAATGTTATTGTTGCCGAACCTGTTCCCCCAGTTGTTGGGGCAGCAAGTGTTATGTTACGAGTTTGTCCCGAATCCCTTACCTGAATGTTGCTAAGGAAAAATATGCTACCCGTTATTACCTGACCAATCCCGCTCGTTGTTACATTACCAGCACCAGCATTTATCCATGACAAATTGCCAGAGTTGTCCGTAGAAAGAATTTGACCAGCCGTTCCTGCGGCTATAGGCCATGTGTATGTAGCACTCCCCGTGGATGATATTGATTGTTGTAGTGTTGTTGTGAAAGCATTAGAACTATTCCGAAACACAAGCGTTCCTGTTGTACCTGTTGGGCCACTCACCCCTACATTCACCCCACTATTAAATGTAGCACGGCCAGCCGCTGTAAGGGAGGCAGCAGCACTTTCCATTATTATCTTTCCCGTTGTGCTGTTAAACACGGCAAAGTTGCCATCCACAGAACTTGATGGGCCTGTTACATCACCTCCTGCCGCTATTGTCTTCCATTCTGGGATAAGTCCAGCAGACACAGCAAGCACTTGGTTGGCCGTTCCTATTGGAAGTGCCGCTGCCGTTGTGCCACTACTTGAGTATATAATGTCCCCCGTTGTTGTGAGGACATTTGCCAACTTGCCGTTGAAGGTATCGTATTCCGTCTTGCTTATAAGCCCAGCCGTTACGCTTGATGCCGAGGCAAGAGGAATGTTTAGCGTGTGTGTTGCTGTTGAACTAACAAAGGCAGGGGCTGTTCCTGATGTGCCGTTGGCGAACAATTGCGTTGCCGCAGTGAGGCCATTCAGAGAGGCAATGCCATTCGGGAATGTTGTTGTTACGCTTGAAACATTGCCGTTCTGTGTGTATAAAGTGATGGTTTTGCTTGCTGCTGCCACCACTTTTATCTGCACAACCACCCTATCAGTAAGCGAAATAGTTGTTCCTGTTGGAATTGTTACAGCAAACTGATAAAGGTCTTTTGTTGTTCCGTTTGTTATTTCCTCAGCGACACCTGTTGCAATGACAGATAAGGTGGTTCCGTCCCATGTTTCAACAACAGCTTGAACGGTGGGGTGGGCAGAGCCGCTCCCTGCTGCTGATAGATAGCATTCAAATACCCATATACCAGCAGGAATAGATGTTTGATTTGGGTCTCCCGCATCAGTGAGGAAAGAGGCTATTGTGGCTCCATTTGTGTTTGCTGTAAAATCAACTGATGCTCCAGCGGTGATTGGGGCCTTACTAAGTTGCTTCATAGCAACACCGCCAATCGAACTTGGGCTTGCAGTTACGCCTCCATTCAGGTAGTACACAGAGCCTCCTCCTCCGCCTCCTATAGAAGGGAATATTCCAAGCGTTCCGTCTCCACGAACATATTGACTAACTGTTCCTGCGCCTGTGACAGCGAATGTCCCGTTAGCCGTGAGAGGACTGGTTGTTACGGTGAAAGCAGAAGGCATTGTAAGGCCAATGCTTGTCAAGTAGTCTGTCCCTGCTGTAGCATTGGCAAACCCTCCGCTCCCGTTTCCTTTCAGAATAGAAGTTCCTGATGTGGCGGGAGCGTAATCCACTCCGGGAGTGGCAGCCGTTAAAGCCCCTGAGCTTCCTTTCAGAATGCCTGTAATTGAAGTGGAAAGGGTGATGGCGGGTGTTGTATCGGGATTGACAACAGTTCCGGCAAAGCCATTGTTAGAAACCACAGAAACATTCGTAACCGTTCCGCTGCCTCCTCCGCCTCCTCCTGATGCCCATGTATATCCACTTCCTGTCCATTGAAGGAACAAGCCGGAAGTAAGAGGAGGAGTAATCTCTGACAAAACATTTGTTGCGCTGCTGTACAGAATGCCGTATTGCGTTGTTGTTGCCAAATACGAAGCATCTGTCCATCCCGGATTGGCAGAAGTGCCATTGCTGATGAGCAACTTGTTTGAAACAACAGGCGTAATGGAGGCAATTGAATTTGCCGCCCCTCCCACAAGAACCGCATATTGTGTTGTCGTTCCTGAAATGTATGTGTTCGTGTCAAGGCTGAACGTCCCCGCTCCCGTCATCTTCACGAAGGGCGTTCCGCTTGCATATGTAAGAGCAGAAAGTCCTGTGAGGTTGGCGTTTAGCTGCTGTGCGCCTACGGTGGCATAGCCAATTGTCATTGGCTGGCTACCATTAAACACTTTTGGAGCCGTATCTCCAGCAACGGCATCAAATGTAACAGATGCTGTCGTTGTTCCTGCTGCCGAAGCCCATGCCAACACCCCCGCATCATTGCTTGTTAAATAACTTGTTGTCCCTGCTCCTGGGAACGCAGAAGGCAATGTGTATGCCTGCGCTCCTGCTATAGCAGGGGGCGTGAAAGAAATAAATCCACTTGTGCTTCCGTTCAGCCTTATGGAAGGCATCTGCTGCTGCACCGTAAAGACGTTCCCGTTGCCGAGATTCAGGCCGAGGGTGGGCACTCCCGATGGGAGGCTAAGGGAGAGCGAAGAGTTTACGGCAATAGCCTCAATTGGTCCTGCCGATGATGTTACACGTCCAAGCAGATTGCCGGAAGCCATTGTCAGTCCTGAGCCCGCTCCTGATGTCTGCGTGATTTGACCAGGCGTAACAACATCCGTTCCCGCCGTAGCCACAGCTATTGCTGCTCCTGTCCCTTTCAGAACGCCCGTGAGGCTATTAAGGGACATAGAAATGGCGGGCGTTATTGAGGCCGTTGCCACCGTTCCGGCAAACCCATTGGCCGTTGTAACAGAAACAGAAGTGACAGTTCCTGTTCCTGTAATGGCTTGCCAGCTTCCATCTCCACGAAGATACTTTGTCGTATCTCCTACACCACTCGCAGCAGGAACTAAGCCTTTTGCCGTTGTGCTGAACTGGTCAAGCATTGCCGTCACTTGCGTTCCTGTGAGGGCAAGAGGTGTAGCAGAACTTCCTGTGTTGTTGCCTATAATTCTATTGGCAGCGAGGTTTGCCATCTTGGCAAGCGTAACAGCTCCGGCTGTAATGTTAAGCGTTCCATCCAAAAGCGTGGTGTCCACCTCTACATCCCCCTGAGCCGTCACCCACTTGAGGCCAAGGCTCTCAGCACCGTCCACAATCAAAAGGTCACCATCTATTCCGCTTGATGGAAGCCTTGCCTGACTTGTCAAATCGTGACCAAGAAGGTCGCCCTTTGTTGTTACAACAGGAGCGACAGGAGCGTCAAGAGAAAGAACACCCGTTCCTGAATCAAGAACGAAGTCTCCCGACAATGTAATTTGCTGAACTTCCCCATCAAGGGCATCGTAACGGCCAAGCAATGTCTGTGTCGTTACATCCTGAATCATGGAGTATTGCACCTTAGCGGCTCCAATTGCCGTTACGCCTAAGTTGCTAATGGTGACATCCCCTGACATCACCCTTGGAACAGCAGCATTGGAAGTGTTCCCTATCCAAATACTTCCATCCGAAAGGCTTGTTGTTAAATACCCTCTTAGCGTTTCTGTCAGCCCCGTGATTTTGCTTATGGGTAAAGCAGGAATGTCATCGCTTACTAAAAGGCGAAAAGCGGGAGCTGCTGCCGCTCCTGATACGGGCCCTGCCCATACATAGTTTGCGGTCTGATTGACAAGGCCGTAAGTTAAATTAACAGCAGAGGCCGTTCCCGTGTTCGTTACAGTGCCGAATATGGAAGGAATGGTGAGCGTAACGCTATTCACTTGACCTCCGGCAGCAGCGGCTACAGTTTTAATGTCCGTGATGCGCCCTTTGGCATCCACAGTGATTTCCGGAATCAGAGAGGCGCTTCCGTATACCCCTGCCGTTGCTCCGCTGTCGGGGAGGTCTATGGAGGAGAAAGCCCGAAATGTAGGCGTTCCTGAAGCACTCGTTGGAGAGGCGAGGAATTTACTTGCCGTTTGCGTGTTGAGCGAAACATCAAGCGTAGCAGCTCCTGTCTGAGCCGTTGTTGTTGTCGTGAATACCGTTCCTGAGTTTGTTGTGAGAGCAACAGTGGACACCCCCGGAGGGCTAACAATAATGCTTGCTATGTTATTGTTCAGCTTCTGAATGGCCGACAATATGCTGTCAGCAGATGTAATTTGAATAGGTAGGGATGTCCCCGTGAATCCCGTAAGCACTTTGCTGATTACAGCAGCGTTGCTTAACGTAGGATTGGGGTATGTTCCGCTCAGTTCCCCTCCGGCAGCTATGCCGCTGATGGTGGATAGGAATGTGCTTGTATCATACGTTACAACGCCTCCCACCATTTTCACATAGCCGGGACCCGTAAGGGCATCCTGCTTTGCATTAAACTGCGCGGCAAATGTCACATTGTCTGTGTAGCTGCCTGTAAGGTTGGCCCATGAAATATCCCCCACCGTAGCGGCATTGGCTATGCTATTTCTTTCGGCAAGTGTAACGTGATAGTATTCTCCTGGTGCGCCTCCTTGTAGTCCTGTCAGGTCATCGTGTATGCCTACATATGTTTCCGTATTAGCATACGTTGTTGTCAGCGGGAAATAGGGAGGCAGGGGAATGTCAAGAAGGCTTCCCAAATTAATGAGAGCCGTCAGGGCATTAAGACGAATGGCTTCCGAAAGCGTGGTGTCGTTGGCAGTTGTTTTCAAACTGCTCATCATGTTGGCCTTGTCTGTGTTGCCATCAGCGGCCACTTGAGAAATCACCAAGGCTGCCTTGGCGTTATATACGGAAAGGTCGTCAAGAAAATTAGCCATAATGTTTTCTAATTAGCACCCACAAGAACTCTCACAGGCGCAAATTTCTTTTAATTTCTCGTAAAACTCTACAGCTCTGTCCCACTCCTGAACCTCCATAGCGTTATTCATTCCTACATATATGCCATAGAAATTCAGATACTCTTCGTCACACTTGCCGCACATTACGCCCTGAAGGAACTGATAACGCTTGTTGTTCAAGCAGTTTATCACATCAGGGTCCACCATTACGCCTACGCTCGTTACATACCAATCAGGATATTCTTCGGCTCTTTGCGTTAAGTTTTCATCCCCAACATAATCAGGATAATTTTCGTTCAGAGGGGCAGCCATCATTATGATTTGATAAATTCCTCTGATGGGAACAGCCTCCTCGTTTATGGTTTCTGTGGGGAATGTAAGCGTGTAATTGTATGGGTCTTCCGTTTCGTCTGGCTGCGTTGTAGGCGTTTGTGTATTTATGCCATAGCCATCAGCTTCGGGCTTGCTCCATATTCTGTACACAGTCCAAAGCAATGCCTCATCCCTTGCTGGCCTTCCTACAACAGGAGGGTCTCCATCGGGATTCCATCCGCCGGGGTTTGTTGTGGCATCATATTCTCCTGTAGCATCAGGAACTTCTACATACGTCTGCCCCGAATCAAATGTAAGTTCGCCTATTTTTAGGACAAGCAACTTTGTTGTGGCAGTGTCAGGCGTTACCGCAAAGGCAATGCTTTGAGAAGCTGTAATGAAAAGGGGATTGCTGCTTGTAGTTGTAACAAACACCTCCCGCTTACTTGCCGAAAGGAACAAGGGAGTGCTGTTGATTGTGTTCAGAAAGCTTACAGCCCGTGAGGATGAAAGAAAAATGGGAACGCCATTCGTTGTTGAAATGAACGAAGTGGCCGCCCCCTGAGTTCTGAAAACAATTTGTGCAGGCATTAATTAGTTCCTCCTGGTGTTGCGGTGTTGCTTATTGTGGCCGAAACATTGTATCCCGCCCCCTGAAGGGTTGCAAGCGATGTATTATTCCCCACTTGTATGCCATTGAAAGACTCTTGGGTGGTGAAGCGGTACATTGTTTTGCTTGACAGATTATTGTTTGAGGAAGCGGGGGTGATTTTTATCCACATATAGGAGGGCAAACTTGTCCCCGCAGGCCAAAAACTTGCTGTATTCCCTCTTCCTGTGGTAAACACGTTCATGGTTTGAATCGTGAAAGGAATGGACTCCGTGGGAGATGCTGTGCTTACAGGAACTCCTACATTACTGATTCGCTCAAGGTTTGTAATGGAAGTGTTGTTTGTTCCGTTCACAGATGTACGCCATGCGCTGAAGTCGGGAATCAAGGTTGTGCCGGGTACGGTGGCCTCTGTGGTGCTACAAGCTACACGGAGATATAAACTCTCGGTGTTTGTGATGAGGAAGAAGGAGGCAACAAGAGATGCTCCCGCTGAGGCAGGAGTGGCAAGTGCCGTTGCTGTAAGTGTTAATGTGGTGGCAGGACTTCCTATGGAGGCAATCTGCCCCATCAAAACATACGCTCCCGTGGTGCTATCAATGTAATACAAATATTGATTAACCGAGAAAGCACTGAATGCGCCCGCAGTTTGATTTGTAATTGTTATTGTTCCGCTTGAGTATGTACCTCCCGAAACAGGAGCTGTTATTTCCTCTGTAGGCGCAGTGGAGCCTGTGCCATCATTAGTCGTGGCAATTGCCGTATTGTTGGCGTTGATGCGGTAGTATTTTACCTCTGAACTGTATGAAGGCATATTAGTATCCGGCTTGTGTTAATAATGATGGATTATAATTTGTTAATACATTTATCCCGTTGAGCTCAAACCTTTCGCTGGCAAACAATTTATACAATGTGTTCGCAGGAAGGGCCTCTCCATTTGGATTGAGTTCGGCAAAGCAGAATAACGGGAAATTGGCGGGTGTCTGAAACAATCTTGTCACCTGCTGACCGCCTATTGTTGTTTGAAAACTTTGAAAGTTATACAATGGCGTAATAGTGTACGGAATGTTCACTGCCGTTCCGATTGTTTGGGGAGAATTTACGGCACTATACTGCTCAAGATTATTAGAGGCAGTGTTGTTAAATCCCGTTGTTAAATTCTTGTATGCGTTCCAATTGGGCAATATGGCCGAGTTTGTTAATAAATCAATTGGAACAGGAATGCGAATCAGAAAGTTTTCTGTCAGTCCAAGGACAACATTTACCATTCCGCAATTCACGCTTGTCTGCGAAGAAGGAGCATTTGATGTCAGCGTAAGAGAAACATCTGAAATCACATTCGCTATCTTCCCCACCAAAACGGGGTCACCCGCATTGTTGTAATAGAAAAGAAATTGTCCCACCCTGAAGTCAGTTAAAAAAAGAGTGTCCACTCCCATAACTGCCGTGCTTCCGTTTGTTGTTGTTATCTTCCCTGTAGCAAATGTTACGGGATTGATGACATCCGTGAGCGTTCCTGCGCCTGATTGCGTTAAGGCAATGGCCTTGTTGTTGTCGTTTGCCTTTGCAAATACGATTCCCGAAGCCGTATAAATAAGCCTTACGGGTGTTTGGCCTCCGGGTATTGGGGTTGTTGCCATATCAGTTTCTTATATTCTTCAGGAAGAAGTTCTAATTGCAAATCTACAAAATCTTTTTGTTCATAGCATTCCTTTAAATCAATTACTTTCCCATCCCCATCCATCATGGCTCTGTCTTGAAGGCCAACAAAATATAATTCATAAGGCGTATGATGCTTGAAATGCTTTTTTACATCCTCCTCCGTTTCGTATTCCAAGTTTAGAGGAATGATGTCCACATAGAAAAATTCCGCTCCGAAGTCGTGAAGCCACATATAAAAATCTTCATCACAAGCTAAAATGAGCGGACCATTCCATTCCTGCCAGGCATAAATAGAAGCCAGATAGGCTATCTTCTCCTGCTCTGTCTGAGGAATCTTTTCCTTGATTCCCACATGAAGGCCAAGTTTTGTGTTCATTTCTGTAAAAAGAAAAGGAGGGCTATTACCCCCTCCTGATTCGTTTTATCTTGTAGAAACATTGCCTTGCGCTATTGGTAGTTCTGATATGTAAAGGTGAGGAGTTGGTTTGCCGTCACATTGTCATTGACAGCTCCGCTCTGCCTAAACACCACTTCCTGATAGAACGCAAGGAGCGTTTGTGTTTTTATGGAAGCTGCCGTGCAGCCCCCCTGAATGTCAAACCCCAATGAAGCGAGGTATTTGCCATACAATGTTTCTACGGTGTCCATTATTCTTCTCCTTTTACACCCCTGCGGGCTTTGTGAACAGTGGATTTAGCACTCTCATATCCTTCACGAAGAAACTCAATCACCTTCTCCTCAAACACAGGCAAGTGGCTTGCGTATTTAAAGATGTTGATGGCTGCCTCTTCCATGTTGGGAATGCTTATCTCCTCTGCAAAGGTACAAATTTCAAGGCCATCGTAACGAAGCAATTTTGTTTCTGTACAGATGAGCTTCTTAGCTACTAAGGCATCATATACAAGGCCAATCTTATTCACCTCGTCAAGCAATTTGAGCGTGTCGTTCACCTCCTTAATCCTTCCTTCTTCCACTTGCTTAACAAGAATGGCACGGGAGGCTTTAGGCTTTCCTACGAGGTCAGGCTTGCTGTAGAATGAACGGCCATACACCATTGGCTTCATAAGCGTATTCAGGCTCTGCTCGTTCAGGTCTTTGATTTTGTTCAGGAGAGCAAGTTTAGCCTCGAAGTTCTGTGTGATGCCTGTGCTTTCCTTCTCAGCGTCCACGATTTCGAACTTCCAGTTCCTGCGCTCAAGTCCTGTCAGAGGGTCGGATTTCATTTGAGGATGTAGCTGAATGGCAAAGAAACGCTCTCTGTCTCCTACACGGTCTCCATCAAATATCATTTCTCCTTGCTCGTTAAAGAGCGGATGGGTGTAACGTGGCGTACCTTGTGCGTCATAGCCCTCAAGAAATCCAATCTGAAAGGGTTGCCTTTCCCACCTGATTGTCCAAGGAGAAGGAATGCCATGCTGTCCGATTTTCTTCACCATCCCTGATGATGTGGGGCGATTATAATCTTGACTCGTTCCTCTTTGCTCAAGGACACTAAACCAAAGGTTGGGGTTGAGCTTCACCTTTACAATGTCTCCCGGCTGCAATTCAATCAACTTTGCCTCCACTTCTTCGGGCCACGTGTTGATTTCGCTAATGCCATTTCTGTCGTTTGAAACTACCATATAATGTTTTGTTTTATATTTATTAGGCAAATAAACAAAAAAAGGGCCAACTTTTCAGAAGGCCCTAATTTTTTTCGTGGAAGCTATTAGATGATAGTTCCTCCGAAGTACAGCTTGTTAGCAAGCATGGTTTGAGCAGCGAAGTATTCGTTGTTGATGATTTGATACTTCATTGCGCCAAAGTGAGCAGGGTCACGCTTAACGATTTGGTTCATCACTGGAGTACCGCCTGTAGTTACAGGAGCTTTCAACTGAAGAACACGGAACATCGGGGCAGTAACGGTGTAAGTGGTGTTGGTGAGTTCGCGAGGAACGGCCACTTGCTCTTTCGGGATGATGCAGAAAGCATTAGCCCAATAGCCGGAAGTGAGGGAAGAACCACCCAAATCAGGAGAGTACATGGCTTTGTGCGCCCACTCAGAAGCCTCGTTCAGGTTCACCTTAAACTTACCAAGGATGAAGTGACCAAGGGACTTCTTCAGGCCAGGACGACCATTGCCATCGTTCATTTCACCGGAGATGTACTGAACAGCACCGCCCGTCAGAGGAGACAGAGCGTTACGCTGAATGCTCTGAAGGAAGTTGTATCCACCCCAAAGGTCAAGTTCTGTACCAGCACCACGGTTCTGAAGACGGATGCCGATGTCTTCCAAGTTAGACATTTGAACGCCACCCGCAGCATAGTCATCTGTCAAGCCGAAAGCCTGAGCAGCAGATACGAAACCAACGGTGGTTTGCTTACCGCCATAGCTATCGCCTTTACCAACGGTGATGGCAGCAGACTTACGCAGCATTGCGGTCATCAGAGCATCAGCGAAGATACGAGGAGCAAGGATGGACTGACCACCTTCTAATTGGAACATGAACGCCTGATTGTAGGTGTCCTGACCAACGATGGCAGAACCAGTAGACATATACTGGAAGTTCACGCCATAACGAGCCCATCCACGAACGCTACCGTTAGGGAAGTCTCCGTTTACATCATTCACAGCATCTTGAGGAAGGAGAGTGTCGCCAGCAGCAATAGCTGTAGCAAGGTTTACGGTTCCGTTGCTGTAAACGTCAATGGTGTGCGTGGCTGCGCCTGTGGTGCTTGGGAAAGCAACAGCATAAACGTTAGCAATCACATTAGGATTGTTAGCAAGCTGAAAATTCTGTCCTACAGTGGCGTAGTTGAAGAAGCCAGTGGGGCCTGTAGTTCCGTTATACTGCGTAGCATCTACAACGATTCTGTATGCGTTACCGCCCAAAGAAGTGGGAGCAGATTGAACAGTGAGGGTAGCTAACACTGAATCTTGTTCAGCGTGGAACACCTGCTGAGTGTTAGTCTGAACACCTACGAAAGCCTTGTTATCAACGAGGTGAGCCATAAGGCCGTTTTCGATGAGCTGACGGTCAGGATAACGGTCAAGCAAGGTGGGCCAAAAATCACGGACGAATGAGGTGCTGTCGGCGAGGCCGGACAGGAGCGCAGCATCTGCTACGGTTTGTGGGCTATTGGCTGATGAGCCTTGTACCCCGTACAATGGATTTGCCATTTTCTTGTTTTGTTAAAATTGTTTTAAAATGTTGCCTGAACGCCCACGATTCTCATTCCATTTAGCATCGGTGCTTTCGCACTTGATAGCTGTTTTGGGTCGATTGGTGCTGCGCTCTGAGCGGGTACTTGATTGTTCAGCGTTCTATTAATCGCTTCAACGGCCTCCTTCGGGGCTGCTCTCCGTGCCGCTTCCAACATCGCCGGAATCTGGCTCTTGAGCAGTTCCAATTCTGCCATAGCTTGTGCAGCCCTCATGTTAGGCCACACATTGCCATTTGCGTCTAACGACAATGGAACAGCATCACTATAAACAATATCCTTCACTTTCTCAAAGTCAAGCTGAGGCATCTTATACCCCGGAATTTCCAAGGCTAAAGGCTCAGGCTTGATGCCCTTGATGCCATCCTCTACAAGCATATTGAATTGCTGTTGATAGCCATCCAAATCCTCTTGCGTGAAAGCAGGGCTCTTTGCCGACTCTAACTGCCCTCTTATCTCGTTCTGCTGGGAAATGAGCTGTTGGCGGATGCCTTCGGCCTGCCACGCAATAGCGTCATAGTCTTCCTCGGCAAGTCCGAGATTTTCGGGAATATCAAAGTCAATATCAGGATATTGTCTTCTCAAGTGCGCTTCAATGTGGCGGTCTGTCTTCGCCCACGGATTGGCCTCCTTAAAGGCCGTTTTGATGAGGTCAAGAACGGTTTTGTTCTCATAGTCCTCATTCAGGACGGAAAGTGTTTCAGGATTGTTGAGGAGGTTGAGCACCTCTTCGGGCATCCTGTATTCCACCTTCGGAGCCTCCTTGCTTTGCAGTTGTTCTTCAAGCTGGGCAAGTTTAGCACGAAGGGCTTCTATATCGTCTATATTCCCTTCAGGCTGCGCCTGCTGCTCTCCTTCCGCTGCGGGAGGCAGATTGTCTTCAATAGGAGCGTCCTCAGGCAGGTTGTTCGAAGGGAAGTCCTCCACCTTCGCCACCTTGAACGGCAAACTGTTCTGCTCCTCCTGTTGGCTGTACTGGAGGCCCTCCTGCGGAAGGCTGTTCTCCACTTGCGTTTCCTGTGTTTCCATACATTTTCTCTAATTCTATTTGTATTCTCTGCAAAATTACTTCAGGATTCTGATTATTCATAGGGTTGGCAAAGGCGGCCTTTGCATACTCCTGAATTACATTCCCGATAATTTTAATTTGTTCAAGCCTTTCCTTGCCTTCCTGCGCCTGCTGATTGCTCATCATCTGACGCTCCGTGTTGGCTTGGTCGGCCATTTGCTGCATTTGCGCTTTCTTGATGTCATTGCGCTTCTGCTGAACGGACAAATAGCCCCATGCCTGCTTCATATTGTCTATGATTTTCAGGTAGGCATATTGGTCCATTGTGAGGCTTCCTGCTGCGAGAGCCTGTTGGGCTTTGGCAAACAAGTCCTGCCAGTCTATGTCCGTAGGTAATGGCTCTACAACAAGATTGGGAATGCGCTCGTCAGGATTGCCTTGAGGAATGGAGAAGGCTTTGTTTTGCACTACGCCCACCTCCCCTGTCTGCATGATGTCATACATCAGGTTTTCCCAAAGGGTTGTGTACAGCCCTATTTTGGAGGCCATAATCCCTGAGAGAACATTTTCGCTCCCCTGAAGGAGCATTTGACTTACAGCCTTTCCTTGCTCAGGACTAACACCCCCTCCTGTATCAAGCTTAGGAACGCCCACAACATCGTGCAGGAGGTTAATTTGCTGAAGCAGCAAACTCCACAATATTTGAAGGTTTCCTCCCCCGTCATTGCCTATCATAGCAATGGCATCCTTAACGGAGGCGTTATGGAATCCTTTATAGGCAGAAGAAGAAACAACGCCTATTCCCCTTTCAAGGAGCGTAGTCATTAAGTCCTCTGCCGTCACTTCATCCCCTTCCTTCATGGCAAGGTCGGCCAAGGCATCCTGGTCCACACGAAGCATCCAAGGAAGGAACTCTTTTACGTATGTCTTGAACTTCTTGAAAGTGTCTTCAATAGCGTCAATGTGCGGCTTGGCTCTGTCAATGATGGAGATGGATTCTCCTCTCACCATTGAGGAGTGATACCACACAAATGAGCCATACACCTTAGAGGCGTTCACCTTAAAGGCATCCTCGTTCCGTGTTACGATAGGCTGACGAATCCCAGGCTTAACCCCGTAGTCGTACAGGTAGCCTGAGCCGCATATATACTTCCCCCCGAAGAGGTTCTGCACCTTAGCTGTGTACACATCGCCATCCTTTCCGGGAGTTTTCTTGGTATATCCATTATAAGCCCTCCCGTTTTTGACATTTGTATAGAGTAGGTCGGTGGTGACGAACTCAAAGTCCATGACGAGTACATAGTCTGTATATGTGTTTGTGAATGTTGTCAAATAGTTTTGCTGATTGGAGGCGTTCCACCAAAACAGCCAATTGTAAAGAAGGCTGAATTGCCCTCCTCTCAGGTTGCTGAGTTGTTCGTCCGTGAGGAACTCCTGCGCTTCGATGCGTACTTGTTCAACAGGGATAGGGCGTATTCTGTAGCTCCAAACAATATCACGCCCATCAGGATAAAAGGACATACTATGGCCGCTATTAAGCGGGTCCAGCCATTCGATTTGCCGTTTGCCATTGATGCGATTAATATAATGACCCCTCACGGCTGTAATGGCATCATCATAGTCTGCCATTCTCGCAAGGGTTTCAAGACTGTTTTCGTGCCCTATTTTATTCAGAGCTAATTCAAGATTCATTTCCTCAACGAATTGAGGCATACAATCTATCATTATTTGCAGCTCTGTGGTGTCCATTGGAATCTCATCAGGCGTAAGGCCGAGCTGTTGCGTTATCTGCTCCATCTCCATGCCTTGCTGCTTGAGATACATGGCAAGCTCCATTTTGGCCTTCATGTCGTTGCGCTGCCCCATAGCAAGCGCATCTATCATGGAAACTGTTGGACGAAAGCGTTGCTTGTTCAGCTTCCCTACAATACTTTCCAATATTGTAGAGGTGAGCTTCATGTTGCGCAAGTCAGCTCCGGGGAGTGTCTGACTGTCCGTTCCTACAAGGTTGTCAATGGGTTGCGTGGTACGCAGATAGGTTTGATTCCCTAATGCGTATTGATAGTTTTCGGCCCATCTCCTTTTGGGGAAATTGGGGCTTTCAATTTGCATCAGATGCCAAGACTCCAAGCCCGTAGCAAAGGCTTTGCCAAACTCGTTGGATTTCTTCTTGTCAAAGGGGGCTGAGAGGTCTGGTGCGAACATTTAGAATCTGGTATATGGAGTTCTAATTGGACTTTCTACATCCATTGTGTTAGGAAGCCGAGGAATGTAATCTGGCCTTATGGATGTATTCCTCAAAGGATTTCTTATCAAATACTCCCTTTCGGTTTCTCCCGTATAGGGAGCAGCCATCATAGACGGTTCTCTTTCAAGTCCTGTTAAACCTTGTCTTAAATTAGCAGGGGCAAAAGGAAGATTGCGAGGAACATTGTCGGCTACAGAAGGTCGATTATATTGAGATTGAAACTCAAGATTCTCCCCATACCCCATCTTGGGGGTTTCGGGAATTGTCATGTCCATTTTTGTTTTGGGCGTTCCTTTGGTAAACTTAATCCCCTCCGCAGGCATAAAGGCCATAGCCCCTTTCAGGGGGGCCATGAAAGGCTCTACAGCATATTGCCTTCTTGCCGCATCAAGAGCCGCCATTTGACGCTCATAAAGCTGCTGCCTTTGCATTCTTCTTGCATCCGCTCCCATAGCCATTGAGCCAAGTTCGCTTTGTGCCTGCCTTTGAGTCTGTGCTCCACGCATGGCAAGGTTACGCCTTGCGGCTTGCCCCTGTGCGTTCATTCTTGACAGAAGGTTGAGCAAGTTGCTTCCTGTTTGGCTTCCTCTCTTTCCTGCCGCAAGGACATCAGCTTGCTGCTGAGAAATACCCTCCATTTCCTGAGCGTACCCCGGAGCGAGAGAAGAGGCGGCCCTTGCACGGGCAGCAGCCATTTGTTCCTGTTCAACAGGCGTAAATCCTCCGGGGCCTTCTTTTAAAAGACGTTCCCGTTCTTTCTTCAGCCTGCGGGCCTCAACCATTTGAGGAATGCTTCCGAGGAAGGCGGCTCCCGCTCCAATGGCGGGCATTTCCCAGTTTTCTACTGCCATGTTATTGAACTATTGAAACGTTACTCTTTATTTCTATAAAATTCAGCTTGTCGAATCCTTGTGCGCTAAACGCAAAGTTAGAATATATTATCCTACTTTCCATAAGTTTCCCTGCAAGTAGTCCTCCTTCCGTGTTAGAGGCCCTGCGTATTGCAGCTCCCCAATCCCCCTTTCTTTGAATGTAATAACCCGGAGCAATAAAGGACGTGAGAGTTTCTTCTGTTATTGTGTCAAACCCTGTTGTGCTCAGGATGGTGGAGGACGGCCTGTTGCCAAACACTTTCACCTGATTCCAACGCTTAACAGCGGCAGGGGATTCGTTAGTTATGATGGTGAGATTGGGATTTCTGTACGCACCAAAAATGAAGTTATCATCCACGCCCGATTGATTTACGTCTGCCATCCACACCCTTCCGTTTACAAACCAAAATTGCTTTGTAGGAAGTCCTATTGCCCGTTCCGGTGTGATTCCATTCAGGAAATAATCCCGCTCCCCCTGAAACGTTTTATAGCGTTCTGAGAACACGGCAGCTCTCACGCCTGTTCCCAGCAGATTGATTTCGTCCGTCACTTGGTCATACCATGTAATCAGGAGCGGATTTTCGTTATAGGTTCTGCGGAGATAGTTGGCAAACGAGAACGTATTCCCAAGCCTTTCAAGCCCGGCATTCGTGTAGCGTATTAAATCGTTCACCACATCACTCCACCAATAGACAGTGCCTAAGGGTGTCTTTGTTACGCTCATTGGCCTTGACGTTCCGTATTGTCCAAGCAACGGCCTCTGTGAGGCGAGATAGGAATCCGTTGTCGTTACGTTGTTTGTGCCGTCCACATTTGTAAGCTGAATGGCATCGTAATAGAACGAACCTACTCCGTACGTTCCTATGGCAAGGAGAACGCCTGGTTCTCTCTGTGTCGCATTCGTAGTGACAAGGGAGGTGATGGGGCCGTTCTCAGCAGGAGCCTGACGGAAGTCAAGGGAGTTGAACTTGTTCAGGCCATTCACTTGTGTCCCCTGAACAAGGGAGCCGGAAAAGCAAATGTTGCTTGGCAGCCTTCTGTTCTGAGATTCCTTGTAGTTGGTGGTGTTGATTTGGCCTATGTTCTGATTCCATTGCTGTGCGTAAATGTCACGAGGCGACATGGAGATGAACGTACCAAGCCAATCAAATGCGGGCTGGCGGATTTCTTTACCTTGATTTATAATTGGCTTTCCGTTTTCTGGATTTTGAGCTTCGGGCAATATATACATATTCACTGTTGCCACCGTAGCCGAATAGGTTTTTCTTGCCAAACACAAGGCCGCATCGCCTTTTGCCCATCCTATAATTTCATTATTCCCGCTTGGCCCAACAAGTGTTTTAAACTCCTCTGCACTGTAGGAGTTTTCTGTAACATAAACGATTTGCTCATCTACATTCACCTCCTTTGTCAGCGTAAAGTTGTATATCAGCGGATAGTATTTATCGGGATTTTGTGCAGCCGTAACGGAACTTACTGTTGGGTCAAAGGCCCCTATCATATAGGAATAGGGTGTAAGATAGACAGCCTGCGGAATATTTGGGTTGTTCACCGCAATAGGGTGTCTTAAAATTGGGTCGTTTGCTTTGATATAAATTCGGTCGCCATCAATTGTATGCACTTTATATTTGACCACCTCTGAATACAACCCCACATCATCAAGGTAATTTGGAATGAGGATTTTGTAGTTTGCATAGTTGTTTACGTTTTGCTCGCCTGATATAGCTGCCGCAACATAAGACTGATAAATAGTTACATACAAATTATCTGTTAAAACAAATGGTTCGTTATTGTTAAACTTGATGACATACCCCTTAAATGTATATTTTGTTTTTTCGTCTGCATTATAAATAGAAGACATATTATAATTTCTCAATACGCCTTGTATGTTATATTGCGTATTAATCTGCTGAACGAAAGAGAAAAACCTTGGCTCTTGGGCTTCTGTTTCATACCACAAATACATATTTCCTATGCTTTGGTGCATAGTGACAATGTTTTTTGCTTTGCTTCTTACAACGTTCACCCTGTCCACCCAATCAGGAAGTGTTCCTTTTATTTTATATTGAGCAACGGTGTTAAAATAATTTCCTGTAGCAAGTGACTTACCTTGTTCGTAAACAGGAACATTAACAAACCTATATTCATTGCCCGTGAAAACTGATATTTTGTTTCCTGGCGCATACCAAGTTCCCGCAAGATTTTGATATGCCATTTTCATGGGAGGAGTCGTTACCTCCACCGTGTTATTAACAGGATAGGTGCGACCAAATTTATCAACAAACTCAAGCCCTATTGTATATCTTCCCCAAGGGACAAATGAGTTTAGAAAATATTTTGCGTCTGTTATAGGGAAGTCACCCCCTGAGTTTACAACATCAGATATTGAAATTATACTTGCCTCAAACGTTACGCCACTTACGGCCTGCTCATCCAAGACATAATTGCCGTGATTGATTCTGTTTTGGGCAATTTCGTTTGTTCCGCTCTTCAAAGGAACACTGTCAAATCGTGCATCTATTATGTCCGAGGCTACTATGTTTTTGACAGCCGTTAGAATGTCTGTAAAAAACCATGAACTTTTTGTTCCTTCATTGGTTTCATATACAAGCTCCCTCCACGCCCCATCATTCCCGTTCCGTACAACAATCACAACAGCCTTAATGAGCTGTTTGTATGTTGTGTATTCCGAAAACTCGGGCTCTGGGATTGTCAGTGTAACATTATAAACGGCATAGCTGTTGAATGTAAACGGAGCAAGACGGCTTTCCTCAAAGTTATCGTACACATAATAATAGGAAAACTGAAGCCCCGTGTTCGTTAGGGTTTTGTTTGTAAATGTACTGCTGAGTTCCTCCTGTCCTAATACGGGCGTAATGACAAGCGGCTGCCCCGGCGGCCTTTTGATTTGCGAATAGAACCAATCCTGAACGGCAGCTATGGGATAGACATCCTCTGTGTCGCCCGCTTGCGTTCTGATGCCCTTTTCGACATTCACCATGCGAGGCTCGTTCACATTGTCCGTCCAATACAGCTTGCCGTCCACGCCCGTTATGGAAACGTTATAGGCATCGTCTGATTGAAAGTTCAGCCACGCTCCCTGAACAATAGGCTGTACAGAATTGTCCGCTCCTGATATGCGATAGATGCCGTGCTGGGCCGCTGTGTTCGCTCCCTGATTATTGTAGAGGGCAAAGAAAACGTTCCGGGATTCAAGGTCGGCATATACGCCCACCACCTTGTTCGTGCCAGCAGGAGGGGTGAACGGGAGTTCCGTATTGCCTAACACGAGCGTTCCGCCCGAAAGGTTGGTGTCCTCTGTAGAGGCTCCGAAACGGAGGTTCACGGCCATCCGTGCCTCGTTAGGCTTTATCACCCTGTCGTCCACATCGGGATTCACCCTGTCTATCCTGTGTATCATATTGCAAAGTTACTTCTTGCCTGTTGCTTTTTTATATTCCTTCACCCATTCCACTTGATTAACCTCCTTCAAGTATTTCCCCGGAGTTTTATTTAGATGGTCAAGGCCCTTGGCAATATTTATCAACTCCTCATATTCCATCTCATAGTCAAACTTAATTTCCGCTTTTTCTTCGGGCGTAAGATTGTTGTAGGCATCGTAAACAACCTTTTTCTCTTCCTTAGTTCGGGAGGTGGTTTTAATAGGCTCGTTTTTGTATAACAAAGCAAACACCTTTGGCCTGTCCTCTACATCTATCGTCCACTTAGAGGCAATGCCATCCTTCTTTGCCGAAGAGAATAGTTTGTCTGCGTGCTCCCTTCTTTTTGTAATCAGTTCGGACTTTTTCTCATTGCCTTTCACGCCTATTGCTTGGTCATACACCTCTTCAGCTCCTATCATATTTTCGTCCTTAATGTAGGATGCAAGGTTTTTGGCAAACTTCCGCCTTTCGTCTTCTTCGGGCGACAGCTTTTCTCTCACTTTGGTGAGAATTGATTGCTCATCCTGATTGTTCAGCGTGGTAACGCCTCCACCCGCAATAAGGAATAAGGTCATTATTTCGCTTACTGTCAATGGTTGGTTACCATACAGCTCCTTTACGGATTCGTATGTAATGTTTGTGTAGCTTTCTTTTATAGGGTCTAAGATGTCAAATTCTTTACCACCATCTAAAGGTCTTCTTACATACCACCTCTTGCCCTTCACTTGCTCGGAAGTTCCTAATGTAAAGGCTGCTCTTGCGTATGGAGAAAACTTTCCTTTGATGTATTCCCCTGCAAGACCGACAGGGTGTTTAAATCTTTGAACCTCCGAAAGCCTCTTTTCTATTCCCGTGTATGGGTCTTTGTAAGCCCTTCCATTTCCAACGTAATGTATAATGAGCCTGGCTTGTAATGTTATGAGCTGCGCTCTTCCTCCCCAAGGGTCGAATAGCTGATTGCCTATGCGTATCTTAGCGAATGCGCTGCTTTGAGGATTCTCTATGTCCAAAGATACATTTCCTTCCTTTTTCTTTTCTTCCTCGTCTTCTTCATCCCATCCCGTGAGAGCCTTCATCATAAGATAGAGAGCCGAAGGAATTGCTATAGCACCCGCAAGCGTTCTTATCATTGTTTGCTGTGCCTCTGACATTCCTGCAAATCCCGATGCCTCTGCTCTTTTCTTGCCTATTTCGATTAACACATAAGGAGTGTATATTTTAAGCAATGACATGGCATTCTTTGGCGAATAAAATACAAGATTCAAGAACCTCATCACAGCGGGGGAGTTCTCCGCTCCAATTTTTGTCCGACCGCTCATTGTATTAATTGCCTCAGCAACATCCTTATAGGCTTGCGGATTATCCTGATAGGTGATGCCTTTTTCCATAAGGCTTCTTGCGCTCAATGCAAATGTTCCATATCTAAGCGTGTTTAGATAGGAGGTCTGCATTCTGTTCAAAACCCTTGGGATGTTAATGTGCTTCTTGGCCCATTCATACATTTTCGGCCCCACCTTTGGAATGTAATCAAATGGCTTAAACAGAACGTCAAATGCTTTTTCACCAAATGCGCCCAGGCTCGATTCTTCCAATTTGTCAATCTCCATTCCTGACACTTGAGGCATATCAAGATTACTCTTCCTTGCAACTCTATACAAGTCGCTTTCATTAATCACTCTTTGTTGCCTCACAAACTCGTCATGGCTGAGAATAACCTTTGCCATGTTTGCCAATGCCTTTGCCGTTAGCTTTGCGCTCCTAAATGGTAGTGTGGCTCCTTGAATGAGTATAATACCAAGGTCGGTCATTCCCGACATTACGGTTTTTGATAGATTGATTCCAAGATACGCCCCTCTTCCAAACTTCTGCCAGTCGCTTAGTTTTTTATAACGAGCCTGAGCAAATTCATCATCCCATTTTTCTTTCAATCGAAACTCTTCGTTGGCAAGGGCCTCCATTTCCGCATCCCACTTTACTCGTTCCCTTACTTCGGGACGAGGCTTCATGGCCCTTAAATCGTTAATGCGCTTCTGTGCATTCTTTTTTATGTTAGCCAATCTTTGCTCATCCGTCAATGCGCCAGGCTTTGTTCCAAAAACTTCAAGATGCTTGTCCTCTATGGTCTTTTTAAGGTTGGCAACAGCATCCCGCATTTGCTTTTTCTTGCCTTCGTTCTTGGTGATTCTTTCCCCTGCCCTTATCTTCTCAAGCTGACCTAACATCCTTATAATGGATTTGAGGTCATTAACGCTTTGAGTGATTTGATTCTGTGTCGGTGCTTCTCTCTTCCCCGCCTCTAATATTGCAGTGCGTACATCTGATGCCGTTATTTCGCTATCCGCTTCTTTCAGATAGGAGAGCATATCATCTATGATTGCCTGAGCATCATTAATTCCTGCTGTAACATAAGAACGCAGCAATCCTGAAGGAATCTGTATAATTCCATCCTCATCTATAGTTGCCTTCAGAATGTAGCCATCTTTAACATATTTAGCCACTTCGTTTTCGGCAGCACTCTTTTTAGCATCCGTAAGCGACTTGTACCAATCTGTTGTTTTAAGTTTTTTAATCCCTGCAACAATAGCTTGCTCAAGCGTTCCTGATGCGTCAAGAACAACAGCAACAGCCTCAATAGTGGCATCCCAGGCAAGCGTGGCCGGAGTGGCCGCACTGAACATCCCTGGGCGAGAAAATTTTAATTTCCTTACACGCTCTGCTGCTTGTTTAAAAAACGAAACAGGCGATGTCTTTTTCTCTTGATTAATGTTATCAACTATGCCCTGCGCTTCAAGTTCTGCTATTCTGTTTTCAAGTTCTTTGCGCTTCTTGGCGGCATCCTTCAGTTTCTTGTCATACTCCTTAAATCGCTCGTCTATTTCTTTCGTGTATGCCTCATCGCCAAACAATGTTTTAAAATTGTCCTTACGAAATTCATAGTCAAACTCAAACTCCTCATTTCTTATTATCTCCTGAAATCCTCTAAGGATTTGACCAGCTGCCGTAACAGATGGAGAAAACGCAGCCATAGCCTCCGCCCTCTTGTCGTTTATTTCATCAAGAGCATCCATATATGCTTGCTCTCCCGCAGGGCCCTCCTTAATAACAAGAGCATCTCTTTGTTTTTTAAGGTCGGCAAGAATAGCCTTGAATATTCCCATACGAACAAAGCCATTAGGAACATCTCCTTTTACGCCAAGTTCTATGGCCTTGTCCACACCCATAAGAGCCACTGTTTCTGCTCCTATTTTGTCGGCTTCCTCTATGCTTGCGGGCTTTCTATAAAGCCCCATTTTAGCAAGTTTCTCAGCAAGGGCTTCATCTGTAGTTCCTCTGAACGCTCTGCCTAAAATAGGCTTCTCCGTTTCTTTTCCTTCCCCTTCGGGCATTTCTCTTTTGCCTGTTGGTGGCGGAGGCGTTACAGGAGGCGGAGGCGTTGTGGCCTTACCTTCTTCTGCCGGAGCTGCCTCCTTTATCGTGTCATTGTAAAACTTCTTCCACTTACTTCTGTCTTCGTCAATGTTTTCCACCTTCGCTTTTGCGAGGTCCTTTAGGAACTGCTCAAAGGCGTAAGCTCCTTGGCCTATTTTCGTAAGGAGGTATTTCTTGGCGGCATTGAACAGCTCAATGTCAGCCTTGGCCTGCCGTTCCCAATTAGGAACGATGCCGAGCTTGCCCGTTTCGCTCTTCCATTTGTCGAAGGCTTGTTTGAGTTCTTGTTCGGGGGAGAGTTGCTTAATCAATGGCTCAATAAGAGCCTTTGTGAATGCGCCATCCATTCCATTCCCAAGCACCTCTTTTGCCACCTTGGCATCGACAGGGACAGGATAGGAAAGAGGCAAGTCCATAAGCCGCTTCATCATTTCGGGTGTAACCCGTTTTATTCTGCCATCAGGCATAATGATGCGAGGGACTTGATTTGATGAACTTAAAAGTGTAGGAGATGGATTGCCAGAATTTGCTGCCGCAGCCTCTCCTTGATAGGCAGAAGCACCCATTGTAATGATGGGCTTGGATGGGTCTAACCTCTCATCTGCTATCATTTCATCAATCCTCTCTTGCTCCCAGTTCTTTTCCTTTGTTTTGGTTGTGAATGGAGCATCGGGGGCATCGTCAATTAAGTCTTCTACAGCCTTGTACCAATCGCCGGGCTTTTGCTTTTTGGGAAGCGCAGGAAGTTTACCATCCTTTACGGCACGGACAAGTAAACGCTTTCTGTTTTGAACGCCTCCATAGTCTGCGGCATTATACACCCCAACATCGTAAGTGTATCCAGCATCCTCAAGAGCCTTAATTATTGCCTCAAATGGAACGGTGTCTTTGTATCCTGGCACATTCTCTATCGTAACCACAGGAGGTTTTGCCTCACGAATTACGCGTGCCACAGCTTCAGCAGAATCCATATCGGATTTCTCCACTGTCTTAGCATTCTTTGCTTTTGAGAAGTTCTTGCAGACAGGAGAAGCGTGGAAGATGTTTGGGTTAGCGGCTTTAACTTCTTGTGGGTCTATTTGCGTTACATCCCTTGCTTCATACTCTGTTCCGAAAGCATCGTTGTACGCCTTCATATATGTAGGGCTATACTCAACAGCCATTACAGACTCAGACTTTGGGAGAGCCGCCTCCATTGTTCCGGCTCCCGAAAAGAATGTAGCCACTCTCGGCTTCTCTGCTTTCCGTATGTCATCAAGAGCATCCTGATACTTAGACACCTCCTCCCCTTTACTCTTCAGATAGGCAATGCCTTCGTTGATGGCTTCGGCAACGGACTTTCCTGCAAGGTAGGCTGCTTTGATGGCATCAATAGTGGCATTCCATACGGCAGCGTTCATTCCGGCTACGCCTTTGATTTTCCCCTTGTCAAGGGCTTCAATAACGGGGTCTGCCCTCTTGCCTTCGGCCTTCTCCCCTTCTTGTTCTTTTATTGTAATCTTTGAGTTTGTAGCTTCTTCTACTCTCCTTTCTTGTCTCTTAACACGATTTCTTAGGTCGGTGATATTGCTTGGGTATTTACCTCCAGCCTCTTCTATTCTTTTTAAAACCCATTTGCGCTCTAATTCTTTAATAGTTTCTCTGCTTAGGGGAACTTTATCAAATTTTTTGGTATCCCAATTGTATCTATTATCTTGCCTAACGGACACATCACCCATTCCATAGGTGGTAAACTCGCCCTCTTTATTTATACCAAACCTTTCAGCAGCAGGGTCTGCCACTTCTTTTACTTCTGGTTTGTCGGCTTTCTCAAACTTTTCTTCTAAGGCTTTATATTCCGCCTCTTGGGCCTCCATTATGGCAAGCTGCATACGTTGTTTTGCCAATGTCTTAACGGCAGAAACAACAGAAGGCAGCCCTTTCATTTGTTTGGCATCAACATATCCTAAAAGCGAAGGTATAGTTTCTGAGCTTACGGTTACGGTGCTTCCATCTGTTTTTTGAACGGTAAATTTATGCACCACATCTCTTCCCGTTTCAGCACTTGACTCCGCTTGAGTCCAATCAGAAATTCGCTTATCAACAAGTTCTCCCTCTTTGTTTTCTTTCATTGTCCACTCGTAAGCCCATTGGTAGGCAACAAGTTTATTTCCATTAGGGCCAACAATAGGAGTATCAAATACAACAAGTTCTTTAGGCTTAAATCTACTACTTGCAGATAGTGCTTTGCCAAATTCTGTGGACTTTTCCTCCTTCTTAATCTCCTTCGCCTCTCCCTTGCCAAGCCACAATTCGGGATTGGACATGAGGTACTCACGCACCTGGTCGTACGACATAGTTTCGCCCGTATCTTTCAGCGTGTAGATACGGGACTGCGGAGGGCAAGGAAGTTTAGCCATTGTTATTTATTGCCGAGTTCTTGGTCGAAAATTAACAAACCACCGGGACATTCCGAAACGAGAGAAAGACGTGCAATCAGGTCACCATATTCGCCCACAGCTTTCGTCTGTATCTTCACAAACTTATGAATCCTTACTTGAACGGTGGCATCCTTCGTGGAGAAATAGAAGTCGTTATAGAAATCTCCAAGCTCCTTCTCTAATTCATAGGCTGCGTCAAGGATTCCCATTAAGTCAATGCCTTCCTTGAAGTCCACCTCGTCCACTTGAGGCATATCAGCTTCGTCCCCTCTGTCGTTAAAGAAGTCACGGAGCTTGTAGTAATGCTTCAGCTCGTCAGCGGATTCGTTCTCAAAGAACTTCTGTGCGCCAAAGAGGCCCTGCTTTTGGCAGCAAGAGGCGGCATACTTGTAAAAGTT